ATGAAATTAGAAATTACTATAACTAATGATTTTCTTGAATATTTGAAAAATTTTGAAATCGCTGATGCTGCATATTTAGCGGCTCAGGATGCTTTGTTTGATCATCTTGATGCTGATGATAATCAATGGGATGCACTTAAATCTGTGCGTGATTCTGCCTATTCTAATCGTGATGACTGTGCTGTAGTTCTCGCTCGTTTTTTAGTTACTCTTGTTTCTTGCCTTGCTGATGCTTCGGCTGATGCTCCGGCTGATGCTCCGGCTGATGCCCTGGCTGATGTTCCGGCTGACGCTCTGGTTGATTCCTCGGTTGATGCTTCGGTTGATTCCCCGGTTGATGCTCCAGTTGATGCTTTGGTTGATACTCCGGCTGATGTCCCAGTTGATGTCCCGGTTAAGTGTTTACGTTGTCCTTATTTTGGTGATCCGGACCTATTTGATCCTGAACATAGACAGCTGTTGCAGTGTTGTTTCGCTCCCGATGAAGATTATGACGATATGCCCTGTGCTGATACTCCGGCGGATGGTAACTCTCGTAGCCCGGCGCCCTGATCGCGCGCGTGCTTCTCCGCGATTTTGGTTGTATCTTTTCAAACCAATCTATACCGATTGATTGCCGAAAAGGGACAACCAAAGGTACATGTCCGTAATCATCGTCGTCGCGGTGTGTAAGTGTAAAAGCGGCTGTTTTTGAGCCTTGTGTATATCCTTGTGGGTAAGCTTGTTTGCACTCTGGGGGTAACGCACCGCTCAGCACACCAGCAAGTTCACCTGCCCGGGGGACTTGCTGGGGTGCGTTATCCCCAGAGTGTGAACAGCTTATCCATAGGATATACATAGGCGGTTAGCCGCTTTTGCACTTATGCACGGCGATATGGAAGGAGTAGCGCATGGCACTGTGTTGGAGTTTTGAGAAAATCTGCCCCAATCGGTATAGATTGGTGATTATAGATAAAGTTTTAGGGTGTGGCCATAGCACGCGCGCGCTCTGGGCGCCGGGCTACGAGAGCCGCCGGCTCCGGGATATCATCCAGGCATCCTGGTATTTAAACAGTAACGGTAAGTTACGCGTAGATCTCACCGACCATATGGTGACGATTCTGGATCAGATCAAAAGTGATGCGCTCGCGCATGGCTTTGATATATAACTTTCATCAGGAAGGAGGTTCATGACGCTGACTAAAAAAAGCATAGCGAAATCAGTCCGCTTGACACAAGAGGTCTTTGATTATATCGACAGCGCGCCGGGAAACGGATTTAATGAAAAATTTGAGAATATCATCCTCGAGGCGAAACGCGGAGAATCAGACCGGAAGAAAGAACTTGCGCGACTGGATAAGCAGATCGAAAAGCAGCAGCGCAAAGAATCGTTGTTGTTCGAGAAGTACAACTATTTAGAATCAAGTTTCCGTGACTTTGTACATATTCATCATCAGATCGAGAATCTGAGACAGGACATTGACAAAGCTGCAGAAAAGGACAAGCAATTTAAAGGAGATTGAAAATGAACAAATTCAGAATTTTTTTATTTTACTCAGGATTAGTTGATATTAAGGCGCGTGAAGGTCATGACGCGGTGGAAGGTGTTTCCATGGAGTTTCTTTTTTATGGGGAGCATGGGGAACAGGTTGAACCTGTGGTATCTGCGGACGGTGTTTCCGGTACCAGACGCGGTAAGTCTTTCCTTAAGGCTGACAAGGTGCATAAGGTGTCTTACGTGCCGGGGATCTATGACGGAACCTTTGAAATGACGGTTGGATCTGATGGAAAGCCCGTCCTTAAACTGACGGATGTTGATTTTGTTGCTCCGGCAATGATTTCTATGAAACAGGATGCCCCAGACGCTGGAAACTCGAAAGGGGCTAAATAATGTTAATGCTCTCCCGCGGTGTCGGAATTGATTTTGAAAATAATCTTGCGGTTGTTGATTCGACTGAAGCCGCTGTTCCGGAAGATCATTTTCCGGAAACGGAAACTGATTCAGAGCCTGTTCAGGAATCTACACAGGCAGACATCCAGCCGGACGATGAACAGCCGCAGGATGTCACATATAGTTTTGCGGTGCTGTTTGCTTTGGGAATAATCGTGGGACTTCTGTTCTTTTCGGTTTTCTCGCGGAGGTGGGATTGATGTTTACAGGTGATTTATTTGGTAGTTACATATCTGCGCTTCTGGCAGGCATGGCATCCGGTTTTACACTGGGCTTTATTGCATGGGCAATCGGCTATGCAATTTATGCTTTTATAAAATTTTTTAAGATGGCTTAACCATCTGGGAAAGGAGGAAATGACTATGAAGTTAACAGGTATTTTAGCCGCTGCACCAACTATGGAACTTTCTGGCATCCAGACAGCAATGACGAGTGCTTTTAAGCAGGTGCAGGCAGGTGCATCTGATATGATTACCGCTGCAGTTCCTTTTGCGCTGGTTATCATTGGAACTGTTTTGGCTGTTACGGTCGGAATTAAAGTCTTTAAGAAGCTGACCGCTCAGGCTTAGCCTTTCGGTCTCGGTGTTTTTTGGTTTGCAAATTAAAATAGTATTACTCATGAGAGGGTAAGGGGTCGAGCCCTTGCCCTTTTTTGTATCTCATTGGTTTAACGCTGCGGCGCTGATCCGGATGATCTGCAGAAAGACTTGAGATACATGGAAAGGAAACATCCATGGCTACATTCAAAAAAAGGAAAAAAATTTTTCGTAAGTTCATAAAACGGTTGAAAAACCGCTTCCAGCGTGTCCGGAAGTTCTGCCGCATGCATACCCTTCCTGTACTGGTTGCGGTTGGTATTATGGTATCTGTTATTTTTGCCAGCTACCAGAACGCTTACGCTACCGGGCTTGAGGAATATTTTTACTATACATATTTTGATCTTATGAGCGGACTTTTTGCTGAAACCGGAGCGCATTTTGGTTTGAAAGATGATTATTACACAAAGTCTGACCGTGTATCTGGTAAACAGGTATGGGATAACTTCTGTACATGGGTGGAAAATAAAGCAAAGGTTGCCGCGCTTCCGGTCGAGGTAGTCAACAAAGCCGTTTTTGACGAGTTGAAGAACTTACCTAACACGGTTACAAGTGCCGGGGCGAAAATGTCGGAAAAGCTGTCGGAGTTGTTGGCTAAGGTTTTGCCGGAGTTTGAAACTGATAATTCAATTTCTGAAAGTTTGGGTGTACAGATTGCTTCTTATGAACAACAACGGTCTTTGATTGCATCTGTTTGCGGAACTTCTGTTGATGATTTACCGCGTTATACTTTTCCGGTCGGAAATTATTTGCAAATTGTTTCTAATTCTAGTGGTGATATTTTAATATTTGATAGCGCTGATCCTCTAATTTGTCTGAATGATGGTTATTATACTACTACTGCTGGGGGGTGTGGGTGTCCTTCGGGTATAATGTTTTCTGCTGGTTCTTATACGGCTGGTTATCGTATTTACCCATTGAAATCTTATTCTTTTATTGTGAAAAATGGTCTTTTGGTTTCTGCTGATGGTACTACGATAAGTGATTATGCGAAAGTTAAAACTGTAGACGATAACACGGTATATGTTCCGGGTGTCGGCTATAAGACCAACTGGGATATATGGAAAGATATAGTGAATGACAAAGTAACAACAGACGCGGAAGAGGATGCGTGGAATACTCGTTATAACTTAGATAACGATAATAAGGACGATAAGGATAAAAAGAAGAAAGACAACGAAAAAGACAAACTTCCGGTTGCTATTCCTATTATTCCATTTAAAAAGCCGGATTCTACGGAGAAAGATACTGAGAAAGACACTGAAAAAGGTACCGAATCTGATGTTCCGGGGAAAGATCCTGATCCATCTAAAAATCCAATGATTAACCCTGACACCGGGCATTATATTGATCCAGATACCGGATATGATATTGATCCCGATACTGGTAAGCTGATTGATCCGGACACTGGAGAACTTATTGACCCTAATATTCCATCTACTGCAGATAAAGCCGGAAACTGGAAGCGTCTTTTTCCGTTCTGCATTCCTTGGGACATGATGGAGCTGATTAAGTCTATGAAAGCAGATAAAAAAGCTCCTGTGTTTGAGTTTAAGTATACTTTTAAAGCTGTCAATTATACCTGGGTGGTTAAGGTGGATATGGCTGATTACTGGAAATATATTAAGATTTTCCGTTGGGGGTTGACTATCTTTTTTATCATTGGGCTGTTTTTTTTAACGGTTAAATTTACTACATTTGTACAACGCATGGGTGGTTAGGGGGTGTTTTTATGTCTGTATCTATGCTTAGACCTTTTTTTATATCTGTAGCAGGTGTTGTTGTGATCGTTCTAGTTGGTTTTCTTTGCGGCATCCTTCCGGAGAGTCCTTTCCTTGCTTTCATTCAGGCGGAGGAAGTCAGTGACTATCTGGCAGCTATTAATTATTTCGTGCCTGTTGACGCTTTCGTGACAATTGGCAGCGCATGGCTTCTTGCTGTGGTTCCTTGGGTAGTGTCGCAGTTTGCTATTTCCGGTGTGAAGATTCTTGGTGAATGGATTCCATTCACTTAAATAGATTGTATCTCAATTTCTTTTCCTGGCTTTATTGCTGCAGAAAGATTTGAGATACAGAAAGGGGAAAACATGATTTCTTTATATAGTGGGACTCCGGGTGCTGGAAAGTCCCTGCACCTTGCGTCCCGCCTTTTAAATTGGATGAAATATAAAAATGCGCCGATTATCGGAAATTTTCAAACGGATTTTAGTTGTATCCAGAACCCGAAAGGTCATTATCTTTATATTGATAATTCCGATCTGACGGTTGAGCGTCTTATAAATTTTTCTAAGAATTATTCCGAGTATGTCGGGCGGCGCGTTAAGGAAGGGGAAATCCTGCTGGTTATAGATGAATGCCAGATTATGTTTAATGCCCGGGACTGGGGACAGAAAAACCGCGCTGCCTGGTGTGCATTTTTCACCCAGCACCGGAAATTGGGTTATGAAGTTATCCTTGTCGCGCAGTTTGACCGGATGCTTGACCGTCAGATCCGCTCCCTGATCGAATATGAATGGATTCACAGGAAGGTTTCTAATTTTGGTGTGGCAGGTAAGATCTTTTCCCTGCTCTTTGGTGGTAAACTCTTCGTGGCTGTGAAAGTCTGGTACCCGATGAAGCAAAAGGTCGGATCTGAGTTTTTTATGTTCAAGAAACGTTATAGTGGGATCTATGATACTTATGCTCTTTTCTCCGCACCAGATCAGAAACAGTTGTCTTGATTTATTTTGTGTATCTCATTTCTCCGGCAGCTTCACGTACCAGGAAAATTTTTTGAGATACATATGAGGACCGGCACGCCCCGGGTAAGCTGTGACGCGGGGGATTAAGGGGGACCCGCGGCGCGGCTTGCCCGGGGGGGGACCACGGGGGTGGGATACGGGGGGTCCA